TTTACATTACATAAATTCATAACAGTATTGTAAATACTACTTCTTGCTAATTTACGAGGATTTGTCCATACCTTTATTACATTGTTATAAAAATCTTTTTCTTGTATAGTGTCAAAATCTAACTTATCATCTAAATACATTGATGATATTCTTTGAATAATAGTATCACCACTAGGAGTACCGCCTTTGCCTGCCTTTGATGATATACTATAATTATCAAAGTAAAAATCAACTAACTTTTCATTAGAATTTTTTGGATATCTTATACCTGCACCAGAATCTTTTAATAAATTAAATAACATAAACCCACCTAACACTTCACCATAATCATTTTGAAAGTTTTTAATTGAGATTGCATCTATCCCTTCAAATAAAGATTCAGTAATTAAATAGCTTAAACTTTGAGTAGGTGCGTTTGCATATTTTTTAAAATCGGTAAATTTATCAAGGTTACTTCCGTTTTCTATAACCTCACGAGTAGATGCCAAGATAAAGTTTTTATAATTATCTGGTAATTTACTAGAGTTTATGTATCGTTCTACTTTTGAATATAATGCAGTACTATTCTGGTATTCATGTTTAGGTAAACCCATCCTATCTGGTGTTAAATCTTTTTTACCTATAATAGCGGCTTCTCCTGTTTTCTTAGAAATTTTATATCTATTAGTTATTATAAAAAACTCGCTAGGGGAATATTCTTGCCCTAATTTATTAGATGTAGGTTTTTTAATGTTAATTTTATATGCATTGTAATCAGAAGATATTACACCAATAGGTAACATTTCTATTTCATACGTACCTTTCTTTAGTCCTGATTTTAATAAAAATTTGTCTATACTTAATTCTGCTGCCCCGTCATTAGCACCAAAGTTTGCACGAAGAACTTCTCCAGTATCACCCTTTCTACTTGACACACCTGCAGTATCAGTAGACTTCATAATAGATTTAAATTGCTTTTTCCAAAATTCCTCTACTGATTTTTTTGTAATCTTTCTTGCTTCTATTATTACATCAACCTTTCCTATATTAATAAAATTGTTATAGTCTAATACTTTATCTTCAATTAATAATTCTTCAGCATTAGGTAAAAGAGATTCATTGGTAGATTTAATTTTTAAGTAATCATCAAAAGTTTTAAACTTGCTATCTTCTTTTGCTTGGATTACATTATTTACTTTATCTACCATTTTATTAAAATCTTCAATAACCGATGGTGTCATGATATTACCGGTGTTCTTTCTTTTCTTTTTTAAAGAGCCTAGCATTATTTTAAAAAGATCTTTTAATTTAGGGTTGCTATTTAATATATCCTTGGTTCTTTGGCTTGGTATTAATTCTGTATTTAAACTAAACTCTTCTCCCTTTGCAAAATCTGCCTTTTCAATATCAACTTTTGTAATATCCTTTCCTCTTTTGGTTACATAGTCATTGAATATATTTGAGACTAATTCAATATATCTGTTATCCTCAGTGTCACCTAATATTTCATGCTTCTTAATACCTCTTTCTTCTATAAATGCCAAAAGATCTAATAAAATTATTTCATTAATATCAGCAGGAGCCTTTCTCATGTCAATAGGTTCCTTTTCTTTCATTAAGTTAATCGTATAAGGATCTATTAATTTAGCAGCAATGACTTGCTTTGTGCCTGATTTGTAAAATTTAAATATTATAGATTCAATAGGTTTTTTAAGATCATTTTGTAGTGTTGTGGATTGAATACTAGGGTTTAATATTCTAAGTAAATATTCAGCAAACGAATTGGTACTAAAAATTTCAGACTGATCTTCTTTTGGTGTTTCTAAAAACTCCTTAATCTTTTTCTTTTGGTCTTCTGTTAAATAACCTTTAAATAATGGAAGTAGTGGAGTAACACCTAAAGCGTTTGCCCAATCCTTAATTACTCTAGGATCTTCTATAACCTTTGTAACTTTACCTGCCGATGACATAACCTTAATGTGAGTGAGTACTAAATTATTTTTAGGTAGCCTATCATAAGTAATAATACCAGGATTAGTATTTACAAAATATTGAAAACAGAACTTCCAATTCTCAGGAATAGAAGAAAGATTTTTATTAGCTATTGATTTTATATAACTAATAGGCTTCTCATAGTAAACCATTATGGTTCTATCAATTAGATTAATAGGTCTTTGATTTCCGCCTTTATAAAAGGTAATTCCTTCACCGTCTTTTTTAAATGAAAACGAAGAACCTGATAGTTTTTCTGAAACTACAAGATAATCCTTAAAAAGATCTTCTATTAATTGTTGCCCTGCATCTTTATAAATCTGAGTTAACTCTTTCATTTGCTTATTTTATATTGTCAATTTATATATTCTTTAGTTTAATAGCTATATAAAAAAAGGATAGCATAATACCTACCCCTTATCTTACTCTATTATCTTCAGAGTATATACAAATATCACAAACGTTAACTCTTAATACAGGTGATTAAAATAGGTGTAACTGTTGTTTATCTACCGTATTTAATTATACCTAAAAGTTGATTAAGTGGGGCAAAAGCACCAGTTAGTTTATAGAGCTTACCGTTATATCTGAATACAATACCTTCACTTGGATAAATTGAATCTAAACCACCAATCCTATCTAATTTAGCAAGTAGGTCTTCAACTCTTTTAATTTGATCAACACCACCACCTTTTCTTATCTTAGTAGTTTCTTTATCTAAATATGCTCTTAGTCTTTGTGCTTCATCAGATGGGTTAGCTGCTACAAAATTATTTGCATTTTTAATTATAGTAGCACCAAGCTCTAGAAACAGATCTTCGAAAGGTTTAATGTTTTCTTTATACTTTTTCTTAACATCTTCTTTATCATACTTTTTAACTAAAGCAGCCTCATCTTTACCAATCTGCTTAGCAAGAGATCTCATATTTAAACTCTTTTTATCTCCGTATGCCCAACGCCTTAAAAGTCCTTCCTTTACATCCTGTGATAGGTTAGGAAAATCGGCATCTATCAATTCTCTCCACCACATTTCATGGTACCTTGATACCTCATCACTATCACCTAAGCCGTATCTTCTCTGTAGTGCAGTTACCTTATTATCGAATTTTTTCTGATTTGTACTAAAATCAACATCTTTTTGTAATTGTAGAATTCTAGGTGGGATAATTCTAAAGGTCTTACCTATATTAGATTTTACCTTTGATAAGATTTGCGGAATCTCCTTGGCAGGTCTACTATCAGTATCCAAAATATTTCCATCACCATCGGTTTTTGTAATATTATGAAATTGGATAACATCGGTATCATAATTAATTACATTAGGATTTTTTGAATAGATAAGCTCCATGTTCATAAAGTTCTTACCGTTATCAAATATTTCTTCCTGTTTAGCTTGAGGTAACTTAGATAAAAGATTGGCTAAATCCTTTGCAGCAAATACAAAAGTTTCACCAACAAGTGGAACTGAATGAGCCTCAAACTTAGAAACGAATTGATCAAGGCTCATTGGGTTTTTAGTATCACCAGTATTTCTGGCAAACATAACCTTACCATCCTTCATAGTAACAAAAAGATTTTGGCCATCAGTTTTTTCAATCGGCTCTTCTTCAAAGTTTAATTCACCTCTAAGACCAGCGTCAATAATTTTTCTAAAATCACCAAAAGTTAAACCCTTATCGTCATAAGGATGGCTCATGTGACCAGCAGCACCACCTTCAAAAAGAAATGGCTGACTTTTGTCAGTCAGCCATTCTTCAAACAGTTTTATATGTTTCATTAAATTTGTTTATTTGTTATGATCCCATTGTAGATTGTAAAGCTCCAACCATTGCTCCATAATCTTCACCATACTTCTTGAGTAATCCTTCAGCAGTTTCAGTTGCTTTAGTTTCATCAAAGTCATCTCCAAATGCATCTTTTAGAATTGCCATTGCATATTCTTTAAATTCATCAGCAGAGGTAATATCCTTTTCATTAATCTTAGCTTCACCAACTAATGCTTCACCTTTTGATTCAGGCTGTACTTTTACTTTACCCATATTCATTATGTCTCCAGCAATACCTGCGGCAGATTCAGAACCATCGCCCATTTCTGCAGGAACTTCAGTAGCATCATTAAGATCATCAGCTTCACCTTTTACTTCAGTTGTAATATTTTGATCTTTAGTAACTAATTCTTCGCCTTTTGATTCAGGTTGTACTTTTACTTTACCCATATCCATTATATCACCTGCGATACCAGCAGCAGTTTCAGAACCATCGCCTTTTTCTGCAGGAATAGCAAGACCATCATCTCCAGCTTCTTCATCAGCAATTTCATCACCTTCTACTTTAGTAATTACTTCACCAACAGCTTCTTCAACAGCTTCTTCTTCCTCAGCTTCTATTTCTTCTTCTTCTACATCTTCATATGATTCTGTTACGAAATTTGAAAAAGACATAATTCTTGATTCATCTTTCTTTTCTTCTTCTTCATCGTATTCAACATCTTTCTTTAATGCATCAATTTCAGAGTCATCAGATTTAACAGCTCCTTTATAATGATCAGCTTTTTCTTTGTCATCCTCAGAATCAACTTTCTTATCACCTTTATCTTCTAGCTCATCCCCTTCCTTTTCATCTTCCATTCCTTTATCCTCATCACCTTCAGACAGAGTATCGGCAGATGCAGAAACAACAGAATAATCTTCTGGTTCTTCAGCATCATCAGAATATTTGATATTCTTATTTACAGTAACTTCTTTTTCTTTAATAAAATCTTCAAAGGCCATAATTCTTCTAGTAGCAGCTGGTGTTTCTTCTTCCTCAGCAGCAACATCAACACCATCTTCATCTTCAACTTCATCAGCTTCAGCAGGAACCTCAGCAGTAATTTCAGGATCATCAGATACCTTATCACCTGCTTTATCTTCTATATCTTTAGGTTCGCCTTTAGCTAATACTTCATCTTCGATATCTTTTGCAGCATCTTCTTCAACTTCATCAGTTTCAGCAACTTCACCAGATGCACCAGTTTCTTTATCTTCTTCCTTTTCGCCTTCTTCACCTTCTAATGATTTAGGCTCGCCTTTCTTTTTAACTTCATCAGCTATATCTTCGGCTCTATCTTCTTCAAGCTCATCTTCAGAGATATCTTGTTTAGGAGTAAAATCCTTTAATAAACCTTCTAATTTAGTTAGAAGATTTTTTTCTTTCTTTAATTCGTCAACGCTTTCGTAACCGAGTTTTTTAACAAGATCCATTACTGCATCGTGATTAACATCTGCCGATTCATTAATTGAACCTTCGGCCTTTGTCATCATTGAAAACTTTTTGATTGGTTTCATTATAATTATCTTTTTTTGATTCTTTTTTTATATATCCATCTCTCATGAGAAAGATATTCTATATTAGTATCTAACATTCTGTACTTCGAATGGGAACTTTTCCTCTTTATAAATTTTTCTTCTTTCCATGCCATGCCTATATATGTAATTTACCCAGTCATGATCATCTACTTTATATCTAAAATCATCAATAAAGTCATATATTTTTACTACGTCTTTAGATGAGTGCTTTCTTAATCCTCTACCGATTGATTGTCTAATGATCACTTCTGATTTAAATGATTCAGTAAAAAATATGTTGTGGATATTTTTAATAGATATACCGGTTGAGAATGTACCATATGAAGCTACAATGATAACATCATCATTTTTTTCCATTCTTTTTTTAAACTCTTCCCTAAAATCAGACTTAACAGAACCGTCTACATAATAAACCTTCTTATCCGTTATTGCTCTAAGTTTTTGATATATCTTTTCGCCGTATGCTATTTTATGAAATAATACTAGTGAATTGGATGTAGACTTTTTAATTACTTGACAAACAAAATCTAGTCTCTTTTCACTTTCATTAATAAAATTCTGTTCTAAACTAAATAGCTTCTGTCTATCATACGGATTTTTAGATAGAGATGAGAATGCTTCTTTTTGTGCATCGGTTGCATATTCCATGTGGATTTGTAATACTTTACATTTTGCAATATGACCTTCTTCTTGTAAGTGAGCAGCCTTTACTTGAGTTACTAATGGTCCCATTGCCGACATTAAACTTAGTCTATTTACGGTTCCTCTTTTAGGGATAGTACCACTTAAACCAAATCTATAATCACAATGCCAGCATTTATCCATTATCTTCTGAATTGAGTTTGCTTTTGCTTTATGAGTTTCATCTACAAAGACTGCATCAAATTGGCTAAAGTATTCCTCATCCTTTTTAGTTAATGATTGATAAGTACCTATAACCACATTGGAACTCTTTCGTAATTTTACACCTGCATAAATTTGTTGAATCTTAATAGGTACTCTACCTTTATTATATTCTTCAAAGTCTCCGCTTGCTTGAACCACTAAACTTACATTAGGTACTATCATTAAGATTTTCTTTTTACCTAATTGCTCCATCATATAAGCAACTACCATAAATGAAATTAAAGTTTTACCTGCAGAAGTTGCTAATTCAGCTAAACACCTTCTATACTTTAAGATCTTTATTGCTGCATCAATTTGATAATCTCTAGGCTTAATTTCAGATGTAGCAAAAAACTCATCTACCCAAGATCTAAAGGTTTCTTCATCTATAGAAGTATCAAAAATATCGGTTATGCCGTTTAATGTAAATTGGTAATCGTATTCTTTACATATATCAATTACTTCTTTCCATAGGCCTGCTGGAATTTTATTTCTTTTAATAAATGAAATATTGCCATCCCATACCTTTTTCTTTACTAGAGGGTGAAATCTCCAACCTTCTATTTTCTTAGTAAGACTAGATTTTAACTGTTCATACTCCAATTCGGTACATGAATCAATTACTAAAAACTTTTTATTTTCGGACAGAGATAGTTCCATTAAAATTCCTTATCATCCAGATTAATTCTGTTTCTTATTGCAAATGCCATGTTATCTAATGTCTTAATACATTCATAATAATAATCTATATGAGATTGTAACATATCAATTTGTTGCCTAAGAGATGAAAGATCAGCTTTTATGAATTGGTTCTTTTCACCGTTAGTTAACTTAACATCATAGTTAATTGAATATTCTCGGTATTGCTGTTTGTAATACCTATCCCAGGTGGCGTTCCTTTTATATATGGTAGTTTTAAAATCAGTTACTTTATCTAATAAGATTTGTCTATATGATAACATTCTTACTTGGCACTCGGCCAGCTCATTCATATTCTTCAGTTTAGAAACAAGATCTTTAATCTTTGACTTCCAATCGTTTCTATCTGAAGTTAATCTACCTTCTAATTGCTCGTTAGCTTCCTTTATCTGTGTATCATCAAATGCCATTAAAATATTCCTTTATTATTATTAATCTTTTTGTAATTCTTAATCTTTGGCTGAAACTTCTTTTTAGGTTGAGGTAAAGAAAAGTTACTTTTTACTTCGTCAGTTTCAATCTTTTTAAACTTAGTAAATAATTTAAGCTTTTTCTTGGAAGTTTCTAAGTCATCGTAAAAATCATCAAATTGTTCAGTCACAAAATTATTATAATTTTTTATCATATAAATATAAGATCTAAATGGTTGTTTGTAAAATATTTATCCAACTCATTTAAACACCCAGTCCTATGCTTATATTCATATTTAACTAGATCATTTAAATCTTTTACCTTTTTAGAAGGTATTCTAAAGTCTTTTAAAAACTTGTCCCACATAAAAACAGTATTACCTCTTTTTAGTTTTTGTATCATTTTAGTCTTTCCTTCAATATCATTATCAAAGAAATATCTAACAGTTGGAATCTCATCAAAATCTAATATTTGTTTTTTAACACCAGTAAGACCAATTGTATTTGACATAAAGAATGAATCTATAGGACCCTCAAATACGGTAAACTGTCTACTTAAATCTGTTGTAAGTATACCAAATATCATTGATATTTTATTAAGAGAATCTAATTCTTCTTCTGAAACATTTAAAGGTTTTTTGAGTCTATCATATATTCTTTCAATATTCCATGTTTTATATTTAGGGCCACTATTGTCATCTAATGCTCTTACTTGAAAACCAACAATCTTTCCTTTAGGTGTAAGGTTAAATACATACAATTCCTTTCGTCTTGGGTCATAACCAAACTTTTCAGTTTTATGATGAAGTAATCTACTTTTTAAATAAGGATATGCTCTATATGTTAATGAGTTTATTGGATAGACATTAAAACCTAATGCAACCTCATCAAACGTTAATGATAAATTGTTTGCCATTTCAAATAAATGAAACTCTAAAGTTTCACCTAATGAAAAGTTTTTACGGTTTTCTTTAATAAAATTAATTACATTAATTCTTTCTTCTCCTTCAAAGTTTTCGTTATGGTCTTTTAAGAAGACGTCTAAACTTTCATGTGCTGAACAATTATAGCAATGATATTGTAAATTATTCCAATAAAGATTACCTCTCTTCTTTCTTACCGAATCCGTGGAGTCTCCACAATAAGGGCATGCAAAATTTAATCTTTCCTTACTTTCTAATATTCTTCTTTTCTCAGAGTGAGAATGGTTAGTATGAAGAACTCGGACCACCTTATCGATGATCCGAGCTTTCATTTCAGAAGATATTAATACTTCTGTTGCCATATCATTAAAGATCTAAACCATTAATGAAATCATCAAAATCATCTCCTTTAGAAGAATCTTCTGATTTTGTTTCTGTTGCCGCTGGTGATGCAGATCCTGCAACAGCCGTTTCGGTTACTGACGCCGCTGCCTTTTCAGATTTTGCAGGAGATGGTGCAGCTTGCTTACGAGTCACAGTATCAATAGAAGATCCAGGATTACTAAATTGAGATAGTACACCCATTACTTTATTTCTCTGCTCATCAGTCCATGGGCGATAATCAAAGTTCCCTAATTCAGGTGCATCCTTAATGTAACCAAGAATTGCAGTTCTACCAGCATCATCAGTTGTTACTGATTCTCCGCTGATTTCCATTGCAGTTCTGCTACCTTGGAATTTACTAGAATCATAATTAGGATAACCACCTTTCTTTGAAATTACTAATTCAAAATTCTTTCCTTCAAACGGATCGAATACTTGAGTAGGTTCATCAAACTGTGGATTTAATTCCTCATCAATCTTAGCCTTAATCTTGTAACCAAATTTCATTACTTTAATTTGACCTTCAAGATCTCTGTTTTGTGGATCCTTTACGATTTGAACTAATGCATAAAATACTTCTCTACGCTTAAGTCCCTCTGACATCTTTTTATCTACAGCAGATTCTGAGTTTCTAAGTTTAAAGAACATATCCTGTACCGGACATTTATCCCCAACCGTTGAAGGTGAGTCTGCGTAAAATCCGTTGCCGTCTCTATCTTCTAACCAATAGACATATTTACGAACGAAAGGTTTACGTGGATTTTTTACATTAGGAAGAAACCTAATTAGTGAACGGTAAGTACCGTCTTGCCCCTGATCGGGTTTTGGTGTGTACAGATCGCTGCTTGGTGCAGGTCTGTCTCCAGTGTCAAGGTCCTTGACGCTTACACTGAAAATGTCGAATTCATTTGCCATTTTAATTGCCTTTTTATTTTACTTTGTTATTAATTAATGGATATAACGCAGCGCTGCCTATTTAACTTGCCCGGGAATTGCCAATATACTTTGCCTTGTTATATGCCTGTTTATAAGTCACTGAATAATCAGTTCCTTTGTTATTTATATATTCATATCTCTATTTAGTTTCACACTAAACAAAAAAAAATTATTCTATAATAGCTGTTACATCAGAATCTCTAATACTGAATATCTTTTCACCGTTATAAGTAAATTCAGTTCCTGCTAAGTCATGAAATAATACTGTCATTCCTACTTTATAGTCTGAATCTTCTATATCTTCACCAACAGATAATATAACACCTGAATATGGTGGCGCATATTGGCCTTCAGATTTCGGTACATAGATGCTCCCAATTTTTTCTGGTTGCTCATCTTTTTTAAGAAATATTCTATTTTTTATTGCCTTTATCATAATTTTCTGAAACTAAATTCTAAACTCTATATATAAAATATACCTAATTAAAGAAAGAGAAGTATCTAATTACTAGCATTTAAGTATATTGTGGTTTTAATGTATAAAGTATTTTACTGTTCACTTTCCTTTTTCTTATTTGCATTTAATATAAAGTACGCATCTACAAGATCATCTATTGGTTTAGGGATCTTTTCTGTAAAGTCTTTACCTTGAGTCCATTTCCATAATTTAGTTTTCCTTAAATCACTGTCATTAAAAACATCGTCTTGGAATGCCTTTACCATGTAATGTTTATTTGCATTACCTTTACCTGCTAATTTTTTAACATGTGATGGTTGATAAATTGAAATATTTTCTACACCCCAAGAGTTTACAATTTCATTTCTTAAAAATGTATTGTATTGGACTATGTCAATAAAAGAATTACCTTTTGATCCATAAGAGAATCCCTCTAATGCAATCTTATGGTTTTGTGTCCCATATAATGTTATTAAAATATTTGAAATTAAGTCGGCTATATTTTGCCCATCTGTGAGTTTTTCCCTTTCTCTGAGTAAAAAGTCTTTATCTTTAACTTGTCTATAATAAGGGAATCCTAATATTGTTTTATTATCCATTAATTCTTTATGAACCGAAAATGATTTGGGTGTTTTTCTACCTTTTTCATCCCATACCCTATTACCATAATTAAAGAATGTAATAAATGTGTATTTGCCTTTATTGTCCTGTGTACATGCGCCTGGACTATTAAGAGAGAAATCTATACCTGAGTAAATCAATTATATTGAATTAAATGCGCTTACCTAATACTGCACCTAATGCAGCACCAATTAATCGACTAGTTAATAAATCATACAAGGCACCTTTCTGAATACCGAGTACTTTTGCGATAGCCTTTCCTACCGTTTTACCTAAAGCAAAACCAGTAAGACCACCTAAAACAGATCCTAATATACCTTCATTAATTATTTCTTCCATAATAACTTCTAAGTCTTTACCATTATTATGTTCTTCCATAATTCTATCTACTGCATTATCAATTGCAGTTTCCTGTTCTTCAGTTAAATCATGAGATTCATTTAGTAAATCTTGTATATCTATTGAATCATTTGTTGATTCCGTAAGATAGTCTTTGAATGTTTTCATTGCTTTTCTATTTGTTTATATATTAGGTTAAGTTAACTATAGTTTCTAAAACGTTATAGCTAAATTCAATATCAAATGTTTGAAATTCAATTGTGTTACTTGAGAAGTTTAAATCTAATGCACTAACACCAGTCATTATCATATCTTTCAATTGAACAGTTACAAATATTTGCCCTTCACCATCAATCATCTGTAAACCGACACCTTCAGGTACAAATGGAGTTTTGCCACTCTGCTTATAATAATAATCAAAAACATCAACAGCCATCCAATAATTAATCCAACCATCAAAGGCTTGCATCGTAACAGTTAACGATTTATCAAAAAGTTCTTGTTTAGGTAAACTAGTTCTAAATTTTCTGGTATTACCTGGAAAGTCATTTTGTGATACTGCATCAAAACTCGGTCCTGGTAAATTCATTGACTGGATTCCGTAATTAAAAAAGTCTATCGGTTCTTTAATCATTGAACCTGGCATACGATTTAAATATGGTCTATACTTATCTGCAATTTCCTTAGGGATAAAATTTCTAGGGAATTCAAATTTAAATTGATTATTTCTTGCGCTTAATAGCATATGATTTTATTTTTATAAGAGTTGGTTTCCACTACCTGTCGTACCTTGTAAACCATCACTTTCTACAATAAATGTCCCAAGACCACCTGTAACAGGATTGTTTGATGTATTGAACTGTTCATTTAAAGCAGATGCGTTTTCCCAGTACGAAGTATTATTAGTATTAGCAGCAGCGGTATTTGATATTATATTAAGCCCTGATTGCTGTGATATTGCAGATTTCATAAAGGTTGATGCTGCTTGTGCAGCTGCTGATTCCGCGACTATAAGATCCGATTGTGATTGGTCTAATTGTTCATATAATACAGCATTCTCATCACTTAATGAAATATTTGACTGTTCTAATGCATTTAATGTTGCTACCATTTCTGATATAGTTTGATTCCTTTGTCCTACTGTAGTTTTCAACACATCTATTTCACCTTGTAATTTAGCCAGCTCTTCAGAATACAGTAGTGATTGTGCATTCATTTTTGTTGTTAGACTTTCTTGAGCTGCATCAGTTAAGCCTAAAAATGTACCAGTATATAAAACACTTTCATCACTAATACCAAATTCATCTTCCATTCTGGTTGATATGTAAAAGTTTTTATTATCTAATGATAATATCTTTTTTGAATTTTCTTTATCTATTCTAAATAAGACTTGACCTTGCGCCAAGTCAACATTTTCAACCTGTGTCCAATTAGGAATTCTTATTTCATCGTTTTCACCAACAAAAACCAAAGTAAGAGTACCAACATTACTTAAATCAATAGGGGAATCTGCTAAGTCACCATTTTCACCAGTTTCATCAAATATTGTAAAAATTACATAATCATCAAATGGTGAAATTCTTATTTGGCCATCGCCTTGTGGCAATGCTTCAGCTGTAGGATTAAGAGATGTAAATCTTTTAAAATATTCAGCTTGATTAGATGTAAATGTCTCGTTAGTTTGTACTGCCATCTTCTGTATCTGTTATTGTTTGTATTTTAGCTGGTGAAATTGCAGCCTTTACATTTATCCTATCTCTAAACGTAGTAATATACTTATTTTTTACAACTAACTGTTCAACTATTTCAGTAGACGTCTGCCCTGGGTTATTTCCAACACCCCCATTATTAACAATAATATTTGAACCATCATCATTAGCCAATTGGTTATATACATTAGCAACAGTAGGAACTACACCTAAATTAATTTTCATTAATCGTCTACCATATTTTTTAACATCAAACGAAGTTAGTTTTGCTGATTTTAAAATCTGCGTGTTATCTGCCCTATTGTATAATCTTAATAGGTAATTAATTGAAAAAGATGTAGCAATAGCACTATTTAAAATAATAGGCCTAAATAAAATAGGATTATCAAAATTAGTAGTTTGTGTAAATACCTGAGTACTTGTTTTAACAAATGAAGTATTTATTTGTTCGCTTACATTAATTTCATGAAATACTACATAGTCACCACCTGATGAATTTAACTGAGCAATAAAATTAGAAAAAGTAGAACCGGTTACTTCACCAGATAGTTCAAAATAATCTCCGCCATCTGCCTCTACAACACTTGCATATAGATTATCATAAATATCTCTACTAGGTAAACTTACTGCATTTATTTCCTCTACATTATAATAGTTATAACCGTTATCAATAATCGTTTCATAAATACCGGTAGCTTTAAATGTAATAGTAGGTGTACTAAGAAATCCCTGCCCTTCAGTTAGACGATATCCTAAACCGTTAGGTACAGCATTACTGAAACCGTTATTCATAAAGAATAATGAAGGTACTCTCCATTCTATATATGTAGCATAAAGATTATCATTAATTAAAACTGGATCTGGGTTAAATACAGGCGTATCAGTTTTTAAGAAATTTATAGAAGATAAATTAAGTAAAGTACCATCTCTCCTAGGAACTAGCGTTTCAAATATTATTCCGTCATAGCCTGTAAAAGTAAACCCTGCGACAAAATGTACTCTTATTTTATCATATGCTATATTTTGCTGTGGGTTAAATGTCTGTAGTAAATTTGCACTATCAGTTAACTCAGGATCAAAGTCATTATAAGGTACACCAATATCAGTATCTAAATATGCATATTGTGTTTTATTTTTATTAATCGCTGCCGCTGAAATATCACGATAGTTACCCATCTCTGCAGATACACTATCAGTATTAAAAAGATAGCTACCATCAGTATGACCATCTCTCATTATCTCTATAGGATAAATGGATGTATTAAGTTCCGTTGGGCTAGTTTGACTAGTGTATATGTACTCTAATAAAATACCGTCGGATAATTGTATAAATTTAGATGATTCCATTCCTTTTATTTATTTACCATTGTAAAAACTTTGGTGTATAATTTAAACCAATGCCTACATATGGGCTTATCTGCTCACCGCTTAAACCAACACCTAACTGTAAACCTAAGCCTAATGTTTTTCTATTTTCATATTGTAAACTTTTAAATGCTTTACTCTTTTGGTCAATTAATATTCCTTCGGCACTATTAAATGTAGTTCCAGGATAATCGGTTAAAAGATTTACAAATAATTCTTTTGATTTAGTATCTTTAATTAATGATGCAGTTAAAAATATATTTTGTTCTAGTCCTATGCTAGCATTACCAAACGATATAAGACTATCAGAAGTTTCATAAGGTATTATAGCATCAATTGTTCTAGAGCTTTTACCCCATTCTTTTTTATCTGAAAATGTTAAAGCTGAATTAAAATCTCCAATCACAGTATTTATAACAGTATCAAGTATAAATACAGGTACCTCTACAATAACCTCTTTGATAACAGTCTCGGTTTTAATTATAGTTATTGGCGGTTTCCCTTTTTCAAATTCTAATTCATTTTCAATTTCTTCTAGCGATAAATTTAAAGCCATTATCTCGGCTACCGCATTACCGTTAGCATCAATATAATTTTCAATTGTGTCTAGTGATGCTTTCCAATTATTTTCAACTCGGTAAACTTCATTCTTTACATCATCGGTAGCTTGACACTGTCTTAATAGCAAAATACATAACACTANAATACCACCTAATAAAAACATCCTTGTATTTTTAGGGTCAGTTATTGTAGCTAATATATTTCTTAATATTATCATATGCTGTTTTCGTATACTTGTAATAATTTATAAGGAGTAACTTCACTCTCTCCATATTTCTTTATTAATTTATCCATAAACCTTTTTTCATTAGTTTTCATGTCCTCTAATTCATCAAAAAGATCATCTCTTTTCTCTGCTAGGCTTTGAATACTTTTTTGCATTAGATCAATCGAAGTTTCTATTTCCTTGTATCTATCTACAAAATTTATTAATTCTTTAGTTTCTTTCTTTGTCATTTTTAATTTTTTAATTAAGGCATTAATTCATATGAAAACGTAAATCTATGTAAAGATGAATAAATTGCACTAGCCTCACCTGCGACACCTAATGTGCTCTCTGATCCAGAACCAGTTGTATCAAATACTAATCTATTATTTATTGGATTAGACTGAAGGTTAATCCACAGAGCTTGCGAACTAACATCATTGTTAGGGGTTGATGGATCGTTTAGAGATCCACCTTGTACAGTACCGGAAGTCGGTGCTACTTGAAGAGGTGCAGTTAAATTGCCCACCAGCCATGGTAACGTACCACCAGTGTTTGTTGAAAAACCGCTCCCAGTTATACCATTGTAAA